ATCATAGTTAAATGATTGCCTCGTGTTTCCGTAGCCTCTGCTTGTTAAATCTCTAAATATTGTATTTGTTGCGCTCTCGCTTTCCTCATACTCAAAGCTCAGATTTTTAAACAGCTTAACCCTGTCGATATTTATGCTTTCAACATCTGTGTATTCTGTAATATCCACAACAGCGCCTTTGTTATACCAATCTGCTAAAGGTTCGATTTGAAATTTATCTGCCTCTGTTCCGTAGCAAGTTAGGTTAAACATTTTCAGGATGCCTGCAAAGAAATCTGCTACCTTCATTTTAGGAACGTAGTTTATCATATTAATATCATTAGATAAAACAACGCTTGCGGATGCAGTATAAATATTTTGACCAAATACGCTAGGAGTTCCGTATATTAATCCTGTTTGTTCATAGCTACAATTAAAAGAAATATTTATAGCGCTTTCTGCCCTTACTTGAAAAAAGTATTGTTTGTTTAGATTATCTAAAAAATTGCTATCCTCTGTAATTAACTGATTTGTTTGCCCTTGCGATTCTATAGTTTGCACTAGCTGATTATTTAAAAATACATCTATAAAATATGTTACATTGTCATCGCTTGTGCTTGTTACTTGCAGCCTTACCGTATGATTAAAAAATTGTATGTCTCCTGTATTTCCTGCCGCATCAGGAAAAGCATCAACAAAATTCTGCGTATTATAAGTAAGCGTATGATTTGTTAAATCAAAATAGTCTGTGTAAACCTTTGTAGTATTGCTATTTGATGGTCCTGTTGTTCCATTGTCAAAATCTACTATTTGGCTCGCTGTATTAAATGTAAAACTATTGCTGTTTTGGCATAATAAAAAAGCTTTGTTAAATCTAGGATCCGAAAAGAATGTGCCGCCAAATGTTATTCCGTACCTTGTTTGTAAGGCATTGAATACTGCTAAAATCTGAATAGCAGGGAATAGCTCGTCATAATGTACTGCGCCTGTTCCTGTACTATAATTAATGTCTGTACTACCTCCATTTCCGTAAGTAATATCTCTGTCAAATATTAGCGGATATCTTACGCCATAATTAAATGCTCCGTTCGTGATTCTGTTCTTTACTTCTGTTGCATTGTACGCATGGTTATAAACATCTAACTCAGTAACATCGCTGAGCATCTCATCGCCAAACTTATCTTTAAGGCTTAATACATCTCCGTAAAAAGTAATCTGATAGCTGTAAGCTTTATTGTTTTTTACCTCTGCTTTTTCTAGGCTTATTTTACCTCTACGGAATGGCGTTAAGTCAATCTCAATATTTGCCTCTCGCCTGATGTTAAAATCAAATAAAGTAGAAGGGTCTGAAATATCGCCTATGTCATTCTGATAAAAATGATGGAATATTTTATTGTTGGTAGGAGTCGCAGGAACGCTAAAAGACTGCGAGAAATCTGTAAATACTTTGCTAATATCTTGAACGTTCTGCTGCGTAGATGTTACGCTGATAGTTTCATCATCAAATAAATCTAGCCTTTGCCCTTCTATGTAAACCTGTACTATTCGCATTATACTACAGTTTGAATTAAATCGTAAGCAAAATCAAAAGTAAGCTCGTAATTTATAACTCCTTTATTTATGCCTCTTTGCTTTAATAGGCTTTTTGTTTGAACGTTTACAGGCGTATATACTGCAGTAAATAATCCGTCTTTTTGCTCAGGATCGTATAGCATAACTTTCTCAGAAAGCAATAGCTCTTGAATATACTCTCCGTATAAATCATTTACCCATCCTGTATTTAGCTTAATAGATTCTGTACCGTTTTTATTAAATTCTCTTACTTGACCATCAAAGCTAGGATAAGCAGGCAGCGTGCTTGGATTTACTTTGTAGGTTTCTGCCTTTACGTTTATGTTTCGTGTTTTTGCTTTTTGGAAAAAGATACGCGCCCAACTTCCGTAACGATTTATAAAATCAACAGCTACAGGCGAATATTTTGGTTCGCATTGCGGCCTAAAGTATGCAGTCCAACGTACTGAGCTGCCGCTTACTAAATACTCCACTTTGTTACCGTCTGCAATGTAAGGCAAGTAAACTCTGCTAAATGTTTTAATACCCTCTGTTGTTGCTGTTACCGTATGTGTTGCTCCGCTAGATAGGTTCGTGTATCTTATTGCATCTGTTGCCGTTAAATCAATGTCAAAGCTTCCTGCCATGTTTGTGATTACAGCAGATGAAACAGCGCTGTCATGATTGTAGAAATATGTACCCTCAGATAAAAATGGCGTGCTTGTAAATGTGTTCAGCGTTTCCATGTAATAGTTAAGGCCATACATAAACTCTTTAATATCGCTTGTATCAACTAGCGTATAATCTCCGTTGGTTTCTCTTTTGTATCTCTTAAAAACTACGTTTACTTTGAAATTCGTGTTTATATCCGCATCGTAAGTATTGTATAAATTCGGCCAATTTGTAAAAGTGTAATATTCGTTTACATATGGCGAGATATTATAATACGTCTTTATGTTGTTTGTAGCAGGTATTAACTTGCTTAAAGTATATTGCGGAGATGCAGGTTGCGAACCTGTTTGCCAAATAAACAGCTCTAGCTTTGAGCCTGTTTGCCCTGCTTCTGCTATTTCAATATTGTAAGGTGAGCGTGATGGTATCATTGTTTAAAGCTTTCTTTAGTTATTGTTGTAAATAATTCATCCATATCTAAGGCGTATTTTTCTATTAATTCATTAGGCAATCTTTTGAAATACTTTTCATATGGCTTTGTAAAAAACAGCGAGGGTTTTATACCTCTGTTGTAAATGTTTCCTGCTATTATGTGAGCAATCGCTTTGTAATTTCCTTTTTTAAATCTGCCTTTTTCATCTCTAAGCCTAACATTTTTACGCTTTGCCCATGCTGTTAAACTCTTTACAAAGCTTCCCCAAGTTCCTCTATACCTTCCGCTTCCGAATTTGTATTGCGAGTTTGGAGCTTGCTGCCCTGTTATTTTTGCATTTGGAGAAACCTTGCTAGGATCCTTACCCTTGACTCCCTCATCCTGAAACCATCCATAGTCGTCCATTGTGAAGCTAATCTGTATAGAGTTCTTAGATTCTTTTACATAAGATTTTAAGCTTTGAGCAAGCGCTCCTGAGCTTCTAGGCATTCCTTTCCTAGCCTCTCGTATGACGTTATCTCTAAAATCATCTAAAACCTTCTGTACGTTCTCTAATTCCATCAGCAAATAGTCATTCCGTTTGGTATCAAAATATCTAGTGTCATCGCATGGCCTGCGAGCTTATTTTCAAAGCGTTCTGTAAATGGTTCACAAGTTGGATTGCCATCTATTTGGAATTTATCAGTCCATAAATCGCCCCTTCTTAACAAATCATAACACCTGTTAAGAACAGCTAACATAGTATTAAGTATGTAAAGCTCGTTATCATTGCCATCAAATTTGTTTACTGTTTCTTGCTTTGATATGTCTGTAATATCCATCGCCAAGATTGAAATGTTGTAGCGTATAACATTCTCTTCAAATGTTGCCGTGTTTACAATGATATGCACAAGCGGAAATATAGTCTGTTTATTTAGGTCAACGTCAAAGATGTCTCCCTGAGTAACGGTATTTACTAGAGCGTCATTTGTAAAATGCTCTTTTAGTTTATCTATAATATCAAAGTAATTCATCGCTTCATATTTTGTTTAAATTCTCTTGCTTCAATTTCGTTTTTTTGCTTTTCGAACGTGAGATACGTGAGACATTGAGTAAGTCTTGTTTCTGTAACCTCGTCAAGCTTGGTAAAATCTCCTTTAGCGAGCGCATAGATACTGCTATACCATCCCCAATGCTTGGCGAATTGATGTCGTTCTGAGTATTGGTTAAATCCATCATCTTCTTCGTTTCCCTCTCCAAATAGTTGACTAAACTGCTGTATAATTCTTTTGCTAAACTCCAAAAAAAAACAGATGCGCTTATTGCAACATCTAAAGGAGCATTACGCATTAGGTTCTGCATTTCCTCATTAGGTTCATAGTCTTGTATCAGATACTTCTGCCCTATAGCGTTTGTGATTGGCCTATACATTACAGCCATCGCCTTGTGATATGTTTCCCATGACTTTAAATAATTCTCTAAGTCAACGTATTCCCCTAGCGTAATGTCGTCCAATTTTGGAATAAATCCAAACTCTATATTTTTGATTTTAAACTTAGTTTTTAGCTTTGGTTTTTCGCTGAATATTTTGCTAAAATGGTCTATTAATTCATTAAGATCCTTCAATCTAATTTGAGCAACCTCTCCAAGTTTAATGTTGCAAAATATCTGTATCATTTTCTGAGCAATAAACTCCTCGTCGTTACTCTTTTCCTTCATAGCAATAAAATCCTGATACCTAGATAATGGTATTTCAGATAAGCTTGTAGGCAATAGTAAATCTACTTTCATAATTATATAACTGATTTATGTGATTTTTGTACACTACAGAATATTGTAGCTTCCGTAATTCTTATTCATTCCTAGCGTTTCCATCTCATGATAGCGGACTGCGTCAAGCGCATGATTGAAATTGTCAATCGGTTTATTCAATCGCTTTCCTGCTTTGTCAACATCCCAACAATATGACCTCAGCTCTTTTATTAGGTTTGTGCTGCTAGATGTTACTAGATAGCTTTGCGCCTGCATTACATCAATACCATAGTTAACAGAATCTCTGCCTTTCGTTACTCCTTTTATTGTTATTCCGTAACGTTGTATGTCTGCGATGCTTTTAGGTTCTGCTGAATCTGCGTAAACAGGTATAGATTTAGGTAATACTTTTGCTATGTCGCTGTTAAGCATTCCTGTTTGGTATTTTACTTCGTTTAGGATTCGTGTTTCATTATGTTTATAGACTTCAATGATTGCGCTAGGATCGTTTGTATAGCCAAAGTCAAGCCCTATACCTATCAATCTAGCATCCTGAGGAATCTTGTCAATAATTTTATAATTAGTAAATACTGCGCCTTGTAATTGTCCGAGTTCACCGAGTCCGTAAACCTTCCACCAATTAGCCCAATAACTACTCGTAGCTGCTTTTAAGCGATTCTTTTCTATTTGCTGTACAATACCATCATCTAATCCCTCATTGTCCTTGTAGGTTAAAATAATAAAATCAGCATCTGATTCGTCTTTTAGTTCGGTATGTACCCAAAACTCATTTGCAGGGTTAAAATCTAAATACACCTCTCGCTTTGTTCTTATTGCGAGTTCATTGTAAGCCTCAAAGTTTACATTGTTGCACTCATTGATGTATAAAATGTCTCTTCTCGCTCCCCTGAGTTTGCTGCTGTCATCGGCAGAAAAAAATTCGATAAAGCTACCGTTTGCAAATTCGTATTTTAAATGAGATTTATTAAAGCGCTCGTCATAATATCTATTTGTCCATTTCATGATTTTAAGAAAGTCTCGTAATGCTCCCCTTCTTAAATGCGGAATGCTCTCGGCTATTATGCTAATTTCTAAGCCTGATTGTTTAGTTGCTTTATCTATCAGGATGGGCAGGATCCCAAACGTCTTACCTGCAGATGTGCCGCCCTGTATAATTTTAATTCGCTTTTTTAAAGCGAGTATCTTATTTATCGCTGTCGTTCTCTGTAACATCAGGAAATAAAGGTTGTTCTATATTATGCTGCTCTATTTGTTGTATTGGCGCTCCGTAAGCTGAATCTAGTAGTTTCTGATATGCTTGCGTATCTCCTTCCCTAGCTCTTTTAATGAGCGCTAAGGTCATTAAATCCTCTTGACTCATGTTTTCCTTTTCGCCTGTTAAAGGATTCTTTAGGTCTTGCTCAACGCTTAGCCATTTCTTTGCTATTGTACTTCTGTTTTTGCTACCTACAGGCCTGCCCTTTGGGTTTCCGCTTTGCCCTTTTTTAAAAGGTATTAAGTTTTCTTCGTTAGCCATTGTTCGTTTTTTTGTATGGTTTACCGTTTATCTTTACTTCTAACGCACTATCAAGCTTTAACATACGGTCTACTATCACTTGACAATACTTTGGGTCTAATTCCATTCCGTAGCACTTGCGATTTAATTGGTGTGCAGCTACCATTGTGCTTCCGCTACCTAAAAATAAATCAAGTACTAACATTCCTTTTTTACTTGAATTATTTAAAGCATTTTGAATTAATGGTATTGGCTTCATTGTTGGATGTAAATCATTTTTTAGCGTTCTTTGAAATTCCCATATATCTTCTTGTTTGTATCTTTCTCCATAAAAACCATCATTAAATCTTCCATATACAATTGGCTCATATCTTCCTTTATAATCTTTGCCACTTAATGTTGCTTGGTTTTTCATCCATATAATTATGCTTTTATATTCCATTCCTAAATCTAAAAATGGTTGTAAAAGCTGATTTAATGTTTGACTCCCAAAACAAATATAAAACGCACCTATAACATTTGTTTTTATTTCCTTTAATATGTCAGATATAAAATTATAAAACTCTTTGTCTGACATTGCATCGTTTTTAATTTCTTCGTGCTTTTGATTTGCTCCTTTATGTTTTACCATAATGCCATCTTTTGTTGTGTTACTCATTGAGCCACTGAAAGATATATTATAAGGCGGATCCGTAAAAACCATATCTGCCTTTTCTCCATTCATCAATTTAGCAACTTGGTCTGAGTCTGTACTATCTCCACAAAGTAATCTATGTTCGCCTATCTCTATTAAGTCGCCAAGTACAATGTCCGTTTTTATTTCGTTAGGCATTTCGTAGTCATCTTCCTCCGCTTCAAGTTCTTGAACTTTTAAATCAACAGGTAAATCTAAACCCCAATCTTCTAACTCATCAACATCCCATTCGTTTGCTAAATCATCCCAATCCCATTCTCCAAAACCAACATTATCTTTAATGATAAATTCTCTTTGTTGTTTCTCTGTAAGTTGGTCTGCTTTTATTATATGCACTTCTTTTAAACCTGCCTCTTTGCAAGCTCTCAATCTCATGTTGCCACCTAGTACAATATTATCATTGTCAACTACTATTGGGCGTATCTCTAGCATCTCAGGAAACTCCTTTATTGAGCTTACAAGTTTCTTGAATTTATCATCCTTTATAAGTCTAGGATTGTTTGGGTTTGTCTTTACTTGTGATATGCTTACCTTCTCTGTTTTCATTCGTGTTTTTTTAGTACGCCTCGTAAACTTGTTTCATCTTATCAGCAATATCTCTTACGCAACTGCTGCAAGTTGTTCCTGTGTCTTGTTTTACCTTGAATACTCTGTTGTATATCTTTATGAGTTTTACCTTATCATGATGGTTTGCGCCTTTGCACCATCGTTCTGTTTCATTATCCCAATGCTCTGCCATAAACTCTGCTAGCCATTTGTATTCTAGTTCCTCTAGGCAATTCGGATTCCTGCGCCATATCTTATTTAAAAATTCCTTACGCTCATCGCATCCGCAATCGTCTCCTGCTAGCCATTTAACCGCCGCTTTTATACCTGTAGCTTCTGTTACCTTTTCTACAATATCGCCTAAGCCTTCCGCAGGCTGTTGCTTTTTCCATTCTTTGTACTCCTTTGTACGTTTGTCTAGTTTCTTTTTCATTCGTTTTTATTTAGGATCCGCAATACAAGCAATCATCATTGTCTTGCTCAGGATTGTTTTCTATTGCAGGGTTTAATATAACCTTTAATTCGTAAATCTGTTGCATCAGCTCCATGTCCTCATACATATCGCCTGTAATTTTTGATTCTAGGCGCTTTATTTCCGCCTCAACGTCTTTTTTGTTTATAGCCATTCGTAGTCTCCGTTTATATAGTCCTCGTAATCCTCTGCAATGTTTTCCTTTAGTTTTTCTTTTGATTTCTTTATGGAGTAGAATATTGTCTTTGTGCTGATTCCTGTTTCTGCAGCTATCTGCCTCATGCTCATGCCTGAGTCTCTGTAAACTTTAAACAGCAGCTCGTCAAACCATTCCCATGTGTTCATCTCTTTTCGCATCCTGAGTTCTAGATTAAACTCTGCTTCGCCTTTGGATATGTACTCATAATTAACTCCCATCTTATCAATGTATTCTAATGGTACTTTTTGCAGCTTCTTTTTTTCTGCTCTTAAATCGCAGACAATCGCTCTCAATACTAAATAGATATAGCTCTTGTTTATCTTGCCCTCTTCGTTTACAATCTTAAAAGGCTTGTAGTATTTGGTTAGCCTGATATACATCTCTTGTACTATATCCTCAGCGTAAAACTCCTCGCCTAAGCTTTTGACTATCCTTATGTAGTCGTCATGCAACTCAGCAACTTTTGAAAGCCATCTCATTGATTAGTATCTAAACAAATGTAGTGATTATTTTCTAATAGTTGTAAGACGCATTTATGAACAGAAAGTTGTGCATAAAAAAAAGCGCCCATCTCTAAGCGCTCTCTATTTGGTTTACAACTTAACTAAAAAGGTAAATCGCTTGCAGGTAAATCCTGTGGTATGCTTTGCTTTGGAGCTTCTGCTTCCTGATAAGGTTCTGAGAATTTAACGCTGAAATACTTAGTTCCGCTTTTAGATTCGTTTAGCCACATAGCCATGTCCTTCATTTGGCCGTCTACCATTGCCTTGCCTTTGTAATCAGGCTGCTGCTCCGTTTTTTTGTAATCGTTTTTAAAGATTGCTCCACTGTTGTTTTTCTGTT